ATGTTGAATCAATTGACAACAGGTCATCAGGATTGTGATACACGCCTTTCTCAACCGCAAGATAAGTCCGGTACATCCGCTGTCTCAACTCAAAATAATATTGAGCCCTTTTATTCTTAAGAGCATCTTTATTGGTCTTTTGCGCCTGAACCGGAGACTTATCGGCCGGATCTAATATTGCATCGGGCCTGTCGACACCTTCTGATCCCTTGAACATGCTTAGAAGTGTAGGCTTTCCACTGAATGATCTTGTGACCTGACGATTAAGCCCAACCCCCATACCGTCACAGTCCCAAGTGAACGCATCGGAATTGTGATTAATCGCAAGCCCTAACGCCCAGTCTCCCCCCTCGTTGATGTCACCATCTGTCTTTTCCTGAAGATCAAGCACAACAGACCCATGGCGAAACGCAAACCCCTTTGCGTCCGGTCCGGTGTCTGACGGATCGTGAGAGCTGAACCTGATGCCCTCCGGCTTGAATCCTAACCTCTTGTGAGCATCGATACACGCATCAAACCACTCTGCCATGATAAGAGCGTCCTCAACCGAATCGTTGAACGCCCCTTCCCATATCCAGTCGTATTTTGCGCGTGACAGGTTTTCGAAGTCCCACACTCTTTGGGGTTCTAATTCACCATGCCATGGATTGTCTCGCCAGTTCATTCGGATGACAAGATGCATATCGTCTTCATATAAACCGTTGGCGTTGATATTGGCAAGAAAGGGCAATATAAATCTCTTTGAGAATGGATCCGCTGATGATTGTGGGTTGGCTGTGAAATAAAGCTGATATCCTTCTGACCTGAAGGTAGGAATTACAACATCGATAGTTTCCTGGCTGAAAGCATGAGCTTCCTCACCCCAGAAATATTTGAAATTTTGATAGGATTGAATAGAAGACGGGCTGCGGTCAAGGCCCCTGAACCTGATGCCTCCACCAGTAGTGCAGTCGATCTTTTGTTTGTCAACATCAAAACCGGGGACCGGGATGTTCTTGATTAATCCCTTGAATAACTTATGCACCGACTCATCTATTGAGTTCTGATACTCACGTCCGCATAATATATCAGCGCCCTCGGTCTGGCATTTGGTCAACAAGATGCGGCCTATTGTCTCGGACTTTGCAGATGACCGGCCACCAATAAGAACAATTATCCTGGCTTTGGTTGTGAGTATTGGTTCTGCTTTACGTGGTATCTGGATGTGAGGCATTTATTTTTCTCTCACAACTGCGATCACCTTTCCATTCCTGACAAGATTGAACGGGAGATTATTTAATTCATCGGCCATCTTTGATCTGAATTGTCGAATATTCACTTCTCGTAATTGTGTACACACTTCCTTTGGATCTTCTGTTTTGTGTACACACTTTGGTATTGTTGCTACCTTTTCTCTTAATGCCGGGGCATCTGGTTCAAACTTATGGGGCTCACCAGACCAATGATTTGCGCCACATAGTCGACACTTTGGGGCTTGCATACTATTTGCCCTTCTTTTTAGGCTTCCAGCCGGTCTTTCGAAGTGTGCCGTAAACATAGGCATTCTTTCGTTTGCCCTTCAGTCCCTTCTTGTTTGCCTCTTTCTCTAATGCTTTCTCCATTTTCTTAGGCATTTATCCCTCCTTTGGATCAACGATTTCTATTTTCCACTTTAGGTCTTTGCCGTCTGGCCCTGAATGTCGTGTATTGTCAGTGAAATCAGCTTCAGACCGGCCTAACAGTTCAGATGCTTTAAGGCGATCTGACATCTTAGGCGGATCTCCATCTTCTAATTCTAATCCATAAAATACCTTAGTCCAAAAAGCTTGTCTTTCCTCCCTGGTTGCAATAATCTTACCCATCTTGGATGATTTTTTTCTGTTTCGATTTCGGATTGCTTCCTGAATATTTCTATACTTAACATCTGTACACAACCTTCTTACATAAGTATGTGTAACCCCTGCATTTTTTGCGGTGCTTATATAATCCCCATCAAAACAATCTATAACTCTTTTTTGCTTAGGGGTGAATTTGGCGGGTTTAGTTATGCTCGATTCGCCCATGCTTTTAATCTCCGGTTGACTTTGAGCATCTTTCGTTCTGTTGGGTAGGTGATATCCTGGTTGGATCGATAATGGTTGATTTTTCTATTGCGTTCTTCGAGTTCCCTTATGATTTGGTCTTTTTCTTGTTTTGGCGGCAGCTTAATCATGTCATCCTCTTTGCCCGCCCGGACGCTCTGCGGGATTACCCGAAACCGGGCAGGCTTTGAGAAAGGAGGTTGGTGAAGTCCAGCGTTATGCTGAGGGCGCAAAGAGGGCATGGTTTTGCATATCCTAACCTCTCTCTGCTTTTACCTTGGTTCACCAGGCCAAGGAAAATGGTTAATAAGTTATCCCTAAAAAGCCGTGTGAAGGAAAAACATCGGCGAGCTTGGTATCAGGCCCCGACTTTTTCCCGGCTCGGGTAGTTCCGTTTGCACGTCAGTAATACTGGCTGATCGTCCATAGGTGATATGCTGTTTTTGCCTGTTCATTCCTGCCCTCAGAGGTTAAACTCGCTTGTTTTTTTGCAGTCATACGAAACCTGCTGCTGGACTTGTTTCATGTTACCTCCTTCCAAGACAACATAATTGGTACTGCTTCAAACAAAAACAGCCCACCAAATTGAATTATCGGCAAGCTGTGTCATAGGCTGTGTCCTTTGTTTAAGTTCAGACGATCTGAAACATAATTTATCACCATTATGCACACTTTTAATTGTGTGTCAATAGTTTTTTAATACAAGATGTTGATCACGGCAAACAGTGACTGCTCCGCCAGATGAATCAGGCGGCTTCCAAGGGCGAAAGCCCTAAACCTTGCAGTCCCAAGGTTAGGATGTTAATCGCTGCATTATGATCACGAACTAAAGTGAGGTTACAGCAAGGACAATGATACATTCTATCGGACAGTTTGAGCTTTTGACGGTTCCCACATTCGGAACAAGTCTGACTCGTAAAGGCAGGATTCACTTGAACATACCGGACACCGGCCCATTCTGCCTTGTGTCTCAGAAATTCAAGAAATTGTCTCCACGCCACGTCACCGATAGATTTATTTATGCAGCGAAAGTTTTCTTTTTTCATGTCGTTAATCGAAAGGTCTTCGACAACGATGGTATTATATTTGTCAACTATTTTACGAGCTTGCTGGTGAGCAAAGTTCTCACGTTTCCAAGCTATGCGTTCATGAATTCGGGAAACTACTTTTCGAGCCTTTTTTCTAAATTTAGAACCTTTGGGCTGTTTAGAAAGCTTCCTTTGAGCTTTGGCAAGAGTATCTTGTTCATGCTTAAAAAACCTCGGATTTTCAATTTTGCCACTATCGGAAAAAGTAACGAAGGATTCAATGCCCATGTCAATACCAACAGCTGGTTCAACAGCGCACTGTTCTGTAACATGATCTATGATGCAAGAAAAAGTTACATACCATTTACCGGTCGGGGATCTGCGAACGGTACAAGTCTTGATTTGTCCTTCAATCGGCCTGTGAAGTTTAATTTTAACATTGCCGATTTTGGAAAGCTGAAGGGTATTATTGAGAAGTTTAAACCCCATCTGAGGGTATGTGAAACTGTCATAGCGGAACTTTCCACGAAACCTTGGATATCCAGGCTTTTCACCGGCTTTCACTCTGCGGAAAAATGCTCTAAAAGCAAGATCAATCCGCATAGAAACATTTTGAAGACACTGGCTGAAAGCGTTCTCAAGAAATTCATACTCTTGTTTCAAGGCTGGAATCGTTTTCGACTGATCGTATCGGGAAAGGCTTTTCTTGTCGTTTTCCCAAGATATTTTTCGTTGTTCCAAGAAATGATTATATATCCATCGGCAAGCATCAAGAGACTTTTGAAGTTTTGTTGTTTGAGATCTATTCGGAAAAATCCGATATTTAAATGTCTTGCGAGTCATGTTTATACTATAGACATTATTTTGTGTAAAGTCAACAACTATTTCAAAAACAAAGGAACGGGCTTTCATCTGTCAGCTGAAGCAGACAGTCTTCCCGCCCGTATTTGATAAGAATATTCCTCAATGTTTTCCCCTCGGCTAATCGGAACAGGGCTGTGACGCATCCAGGCTTGATTCTCAAGGACTTTATCTTTACATGACAAACAATTCATTTCTTTGGCCTCGATGCCCGCTGCGCTGTTGCACGCTCGATAATGGATGCATTTTAGGGCAGCTTCCATCCTTGCTTTCAGTCTGCGCTTATGGAGGGGAGTTTGAGAAGGTTCTAAATCGTTCTGTTCCCGGCGATGTTTTCTTACCCTTCGGCAGGGATCGCTACATTGTATCTCGTATCCACGGTTATGAGCACCTCTCTGGCCGGAAGTGGGTTCAAATATTGTCTGGCATTCTGAGCATTTAATTTTCATTTCTCAATAATCTCCACCGGATATATTGTTATTATCGTTTCCTCAATTTCGGTTTTACCAATCTGCTCTTGGGAAAAGGTAATCTCTTTGATTTCAGAGGTCTTATCAGATCCAAATATTCCGACAAGCACCAAGGAGTCGAGTACTGTCTTAATGCTGAGGCCCTCCACATCCGCAAGTCTGTATCTTTTGCTATGGACATGAACACGCCGGCGCGGATCAGTTTTTTTAATTGCATTCTTTCTTTTAACTTCATTGAGAGTATCCGGTTCCATGTCGGCAATGGAAATGGAAGTCTTATCTTTATTTCGTCCATATCTCACTAAGTCCTCACTCGCTTTTCGTGTCCGTTCCAATTTTCTTTTCGGCAAATCTCCTTGGAAACCAGCCGCAATATTTGTTTTCTGATTTAGCTCCGAACATTGATACGCATCGTTTTTCGTGAAAACAATTACTGCATGTTTTTCCGATTGGCAATTCCATACACGTGTCTCTGGTGCATACTTTATCTAAGCAACATCCATATTTCATCTCAACTCCTTTCGGCTCGATTGGTTATCTAATACCATTCATCATCTTCGTCTTCCAAACTACATTTTAGACAATAGGATGATAAACCATCACCATCGCATTCGGGGCAGGTTTCCAAGTCCCCCATATCATCAAACCTATATGCGCTCATATGGTCACCAGACACCCAAACACTCCCGAAACCATTACAAGTATGGCAAGAAACACATTCACATTTTTCGTTTACTTTCATTATTCATTCTCCTCTTGAATCTGCATCAAAAACTGTGCCATTATTGACATTAATTTTTTCACTTGCTTTTCATCTAAGAAAAACCACATTGTTTGGAAATTATCAGTGTCAGAAAGTTTGAACCTTAACCTGTTATCTTGTATTAATATCTCAAACTCTAATTTATTCTGTTCGCCTTTAAAATCAACCTCGATGATATTGGATGACATTATTCCCCATCCTCCCCGTAAACA